ACCCAAAGCTGGATTCACTTCAGCAATAAGTCAGGATTGGTGCTGTCCTGCCGGCGTTATATGGAAGCATACAAAGACCTAGGCCGGTTTTTGGACACCGCAGACACCGAGCCAGCCACCTTGCCCGGCGGCCTGGAGGAGGTCGTGCAGCGTGCGGAAGTGTTCAGCGCAGACAACGCAGCTGGTAACCATCTCAAGGTTACGATCCGTCCGGACGGCACCGACAGCCAGAAGGGGTGGGTGTCGATCGTAGGCGAGGGTGTGTCGGGTGGGTACGAAGAGCAGAATCAGGTGTCGTACCAGGGGCCACCGATCAGCTTCTTGATCTCACCGAAACTGCTGTTGGAGGTGTCCAAGAAGCAGAGCACCATCCGCATCGGTGAACGCAAGATTTGCGTGGACGGCGGCAAGTTCAAGTTCATGGCGGCGACTGAGATGCCCGCTGCGAAAGAGGCTCCTGCAAAAGAGGCGTAGCGATGAGTGAGGTGCGACTGCTCTGGGGCAAAATCGACCGGGGTGGCTTTTCGAGTGAGCGGACGTTTTCTGTCATGAAGGTAGACGGTAGCGAGTACGTTGGTGTCTGTGATGTTAGTTACGTGTTTGATGCTTGGCGGAGGCCGGTAACACCGGAAGAGCCCAAGGAGGGATTTGGCGGTTATGTGCAGTGCCGTGTCTTACGATCTACTGAAACTGAGGCGGTAGTCGAATTTCCTGATTCTCAGACGACTACCGTGAGGACGTACCATTTGGTGCGCTCGCTTACCTGACCGGAGATCGATGTGGCTGGATTCTTTCCGGCAGCGGAGGTCACCAGGAAGCCCCCTCCCAGCGTGCTGCCCAAGTGCGGAAGTTGCGGGCTTTATCTGACATGCAAGTCTCCCAAACTGCCTGTGGCAGGTCGTGGGAAACTGGGTGTGTTGATAGTGACGGACGCACCAGAAGATGATTCAAGCCCTGGTTATCAATCAGGTCACGGCGGTCAGGAGTTGCGGAGGACACTGCGGTCGATTGATGTTGACTTGGATGAGGACTGCTGGACGACCAGTGCACTGATTTGCAGACCACCCGAAGGTCGGAAGCCGACAGGTGAGGAAGTCGACTACTGCCGGCCTAATTTGACAGCAGCGATACGCGAGTTGAAGCCCAAGGTAGTCATACCGATGGGCTGGGCTGCTGCAAAGGCGGTGATCGCTCCGTTCTGGCGGTCGGACATTGGTTCTGTTTCTGAGTGGGTCGGCTGGCGAATCCCCTTGCAGAAGCCGAACCTGTGGATCACGCCAACGCATCCACCTACTCAGGTTGCTCAGGCTTTGAGCAGCAACGAAAAGACAGCACCGGTCCTGAAGCTGTGGTTCCGTCGGCATCTGCAATCCGCGATTGAATTGTGCGGTAGTCGGCCGTGGGACGTTGTGCCTGATTTCGCCAGTCGTGTGCGAGTGGAGTACGATCCCTCCGCAGTACGGCGATGGATACGGGAGGTGGTGTTTGCACGCGGCGGCATGACGTCGTTTGATTACGAGACGAATATGCTCAAGCCGGATGCCGATAACGGTGAGATTGTGTCGTGTGCCATCTGCTGGCAGGGCAAGGAGTCGTTGGCGTTCCCGATGGTAGGGGACGCGGTTGCGGCGTTGGTGGACTACTTGATCAGCGATATTCCGAAAATCGGGGCCAACAACAAATTCGAGGATCGGTGGACGCTTGCCAAGTTGGGCGTGCGAGTCAATCGGTGGGCGTGGGATGACATGTTGTCGGCCCATCATCTAGATCAGCGGGCAGGCATTACATCCGTCAAGCAGCAGGCGTTCGTTCGACTGGGGATGGAGCCGTGGGATTTGGCAATGCGACCGTACTTGGAAGGGGATGGCGGCTATGGTGAAAACACCATCCGCAAAGCAGATTTGGGATCTTTGCTGCGATACAATGGGATGGACCCCTTGATGGAGTATTATGTGGGTGTGTTGCAACGTGCCGAAATGTTGCAACAGGATTCCGAGGCAATCAGAAGGGCAATTTGATGGACGGACAAGCGGTTGACTGTCTCGCTGTTGTGTCGAATTATCAGAAGGACGCTGAACGGACGTCAGCGACAGCCTCGTTGGCGGGCTGCAATGCGGTGGTGAGTCGTTTGGATGATACTCAAGTCATCCGGCTGTTGCACGGTGCGATGGGCCTCTGCACTGAGGCTGGTGAGCTCCAGGATCAGCTCAAGAAGCACATCTTCTACGGCAAGCCGTTGGACATTGTCAACATCGCCGAAGAGTGTGGTGATTTGTTTTGGTACCTGGCCGAGACGTTGACGGCGATTGATGCTCGGTTCATCGATGTGATGCACCGCAACATCGAGAAGCTCCGTGCCCGGTACCCGGAGAAGTTCACGGAGGATAAGGCGATCAATCGTGACCTGGATGCCGAGCGAGCTGTGCTGGAGAAATAGATGGCCCTGTCATCAGCAGAAGTACGTCAGCTCCAGGAGAACGTCCGTGTCAGCAAACTTGCGGCGGACGTTCTCGGGCTGATTTCTGATTCGCTGTTGACGCCGGATGTGCGGCTGCGGTTTATCAAGAACCTTGCTGCGAAGCTTGAACTCAATCTCACACAAGAGTTCTGCGGCAAGCCCGACGCAGTCACACCGAAACAGGCTGCGGCAACGAAGCTTAATTTCGGGAAGTACATTGACCACACGCTCGAGGAAGTAGACGAAATCGATCGCAACTACCTTGAGTGGTTGTGTCAGCAGCAGGAAGAGTTTCTGCTTGTGTTGCAGCAGTTCCTGAGACAGACGGCGAAACACGACGACGACGAATGAGACAGCACTTCAAGCCGTCATCGCCCGAAGCCTTCCGTCTAATGATGGAAGGCTCCGCGGCGTTTACAGACATCGAGGCGAACGGCATGCGGGTCGATGTCCCGTATGTTGATCGAATGCTCGTTGAGACAGGTGAGAAGATCAGGGAGATGGAAGTCACCCTGAGAGAGGATGAGGTCTTTCATACGTGGCGAAAGGTATACGGTGAGAAGGCTGATGTCACTAGCCGGCAGCAGCTCGCCAAGATCGTTTTCGATGTGATGGGAGTGGAGGTCAAGAAGCTAACAGCGGGTGGTAACGCAGCGACAGATCAGGAGGCGTTTGAAGGCGTTGATATTCCGTTTGTGAAGCGGTGGGTTGATGTCCAGAAGTTACAGAAGGTCCGTGGTACCTACCTGTTGGGTATCCGGCGTGAGACAGTCAATGGGTATCTGCATCCGTCATTCAATCTGCACTTCGCGACGACATATCGTAGCAGCAGCGATACACCTAACTTTCAGAATTGGCCCAACCGAGATCCACGGCAGCGGAAGATTGTGCGGCGGTCAGTCATTCCGCGTGATGGTCATGTTCTGTTGAGTGTGGATTACAGTGCCTTGGAGTTTCGCGGTGCGGCGATGTTTTGGAAGGATCCGGCGATGCTGGCGTACGCCAGTGACCCGACGCTGGACATTCACCGCGATATGGCGGCTGAGTGCTATGAGCTCAGCCTTGATCAGGTCTCCAAGGATGCGAGAGCGTACGCCAAGAACAAGTTCGTGTTCCCGACGCTGTACGGTAGCTACTACAAGAGCACCGGGTCAGATTTGTGGCAGTTTGTAGGTCGCGGCAACATCAAGACAAAGAGCGGTGGAGGGCTGTATGAACATCTGGCTCGCAAAGGCTATCGCTCGGAAGCGGCGTTCGTTGAACACATCAAGGAGGTTGAAGCAAATTTCAACAAGCGGTTTTCAACTTGGAGTGACCGCAAAGAAAAGTGGTGGCAAGACTACCTGAAGAATGGGTGGTTCCCACTATCAACTGGATTCATCTGTCACGGGTTGTTCAGCTACAACAATCTGATGAACACGCCGATCCAGGGTCCGTCATTCCACTGCATGCTGTGGTCGTGCATTGAGATGAATAAGTGGCTGATTGAGAATCGGATGCGGACGAAGATCATTGGTCAGATCCATGACAGTATGGAGCTGGACGTGCATCGAGACGAGTTTGACGATGTACTGTATCAGGTGTGGTACATCATGACGCAGAAAATCCGCAAGGTGTGGGATTGGATTGTTGTGCCGCTGGAAGCAGAGGCGACTGTCGGTGAAACAAACTGGTATGATCAAAAGCCAGTTGAGATGAAGTTCGCAGCGTAAAGGCTTTCCCATGCAGAGGATTTTCAAGTACGAGTTGGAACTCACCGATGAGCAGGAAGTCACCATGCCGCGTGAGGCGGTGATTTTGTCTGTTGCTGAACAACACGGACGGTTGTGTCTGTGGGCACAGGTGACACCCGACAACATGCTCGAGCGTCGGACGGTCCGTATTTACGGAACTGGTAATCCGCTGCCGACGATTGAGGGAACCTTTGTTGGTACTGTTGTGATGTCCGATCGTACATTCGTTTGGCACGTCTTCTGTTTCTAAAGCGGAGAACAGCGTGGAAGAGTGGATGGACGTTTTGGGATTTCCAGATTATCGAGTATCGAATCTCGGTAGGGTGATGTCCATTGCAAGAACACGGTTGCGAGCAGATGGTCGAGTTTTTCATTACAAGGACAGGATCCTAAAACCTGGATTAACTTCTGGTTACTGGTTGGTTGTGTTGCGACGTGATAACAAATCGTACAGTCAGTATGTTCATATTCTGGTTGCGACGGCTTTTCACGGTGTTCCGCCTGATGGATTAGAGGTCAATCATAAGGACGGAAATAGAAGCAATTGTGTATCAACTAATCTTGAGTGGGTGACGCATCAACAGAATATGCAACATTCGGTTGATACTGGTTTACGTAAGGTTTTTGTCAATCGATACGGCATGAAAAGGAATCCAAATGCAGACGCAGTCACCTCCGGAGTTGTACCTTCGTTATCGGCCTGCCAAGTTCAGTGATGTGATTGGGCAGAAGGAAGCCATCCAGACGCTTACTGCGATGGGGAAGCAGAACGAAATCCCGCACACTCTCATGTTCACCGGACCGTCGGGTTGCGGTAAGACGACACTCGCCCGCATCGTTGCAGCGAAACTGAAGTGCAGCGGGCCGGACCTCCAGGAAGTGAACGCGGCTGACTTCCGCGGCATCGAAGCTGTTCGCGATATCCGAGGTCGTGTCGGAGCATCGCCGTTGATGGGAGACTGTCGCATCTGGATTTTCGATGAGTGTCAATCTCTGACATCCGACGCCCAGGATGCCTTGCTGAAGTTGCTGGAGGATACTCCACGGCACGTCTACTTCTTCCTGGCGACGACGGATCCGCAGAAGCTGAAGACGACGATTAAGACACGGTGTACGGAGATCAAGTGCACGTCTATCAAGGTCGATGACCTCAAGGGCCTGGTGCGTAAGGTGTTGGCGGCTGAGCAGCTAACATTGAGCGATGCCATCGTCAATCGCATCGCAGACGCCGCGGACGGCAGTGCACGCAAGGCTCTGGTGCTGTTACACCAGGTGTGCCGCTTGCCGGATCAAAATGCCCAGTTGGCAGCGTGCGACAAAGCAGACCCACAGCGTGAGGGTATTGAGTTGGCTCGAATGTTGTGTAGCACGTCTACCAAGTGGTCGGCGGTGGCGAATGTGCTGCGGGGATTGGAAGGGGATCCAGAAGGCATCCGGCGCCTGATCTTGGCGTACTCCAGTAAGATCCTTATCAACAAGCCGGACGGCGACGATCGGTTGGCAACGATCGGTGATGAGTTTCGTGAAACGTTCTTTTACACAGGTGAGGCGGGTCTTCGGTTTGCCTGTTACAACGTCATTTTCTCGAAGTAGGTCGTATGTCTGACATCTATCAAGCTCGTGTTGTGCTGGATTCGATCAGCCCGTATCCGGGTGGGCGGCGTCTCACTACGATGGTGCTGACGTACCCGCGATTCATCCATTCGGAACTGCTGACACATCGGGCGTTTGCTCGTAACAGTGCCAGCAGCCGCGCCATTCCCTGGGAGAAGATGAGGGCGATGGTCGATGAGCATCCGGTCATTCCGTTGATGTACGGGATGGAGCAGGGCGGGATGCAGACGGCTGAAGCCATTCCGGAGGTGATGCGATCGCTGGCTGATGCGATTTGGAATCAAGCCCGGCAAGCAGCGATGTACCATGCCGACCGATTGTCGCATATCGGGAAGATCTTCAACGCAGCGTATCCCGATCTCGCGAAGCCGGAGTATGAAGACATTCGTGTGCATAAATCACTCTGCAATCGCATCACGGAGCCGTGGATGCCGATCACGGTGGTGGTGACGGCGACGGAGTGGCAGAACTTCTTCAGGCTGCGTGTGCACCCTGATGCTGAAATACACTTCCAGAAGATCGCCGGGATGTGCAAGGAGGTGTACGATTTCAGTAAGCCGCAGGTGCCACCTTACACTGTGATTTCTCCTGAGTATTGTGATGGAGAGAAGAGCTGCCCCGAGCTAGGTGAGTATTGGCACCTGCCGTTTGTTATCGGAGCTCCGGATCAGGCTGAGTTGCTCGAGAATGAAGATATCAGTCTCGACGATCTTAAGAGGATTTCTGTGGCACGCTGTGCTCGTGTCAGCTACCTAACACATGACGGTATTCGCGATCCGAAAAAGGATATCGGACTGTTTGATCGATTGATGCAGGGATCGGGTTTCGGTCACTACTCGCCGTTGGAGCATGTCTGTAAGGCGATGCACGATCCGCAGTATCGCAGTGGTCCCTTTTTCGGGTGGCACCAGTTCCGGAAAGACTTCCCGCTCGAGAATACGCCCGGGTAGAGCTAGTATGTGAGTATGGACTCCCCCACATTCTGGTTAGCACCGGAGTATTACAAGCATCGATTTGCCTGTCGGACGTGCGGTGCGGCTCACTACTATCAAGTACGTCTGCAGTTGTGCCAGAAGTGCGGGTCATTTTACATCGAAAAAGAGGTATACAAAAGCGTGACAAAGCAAGACGACACACCGGTGCTGAATCTGGAGATCGACCGGCTCCGATTGGATGAGGAGTGGTCGGACCAGCCGAAGCAGTTTCTGATCTGGTCACAGCAAGCGGCGGACTGTCAGCTCGAGTACGATCAGGCGAAAGCTAAACTGGAGGTGACAGTTGCGGAGATCAGCAACGAGATTCGCAAAAGCCCAAGCATATTCGGACTGGATAAGGTGACAGAGAAGGCGGTCGAGCTCTGCATCCCGTTGCAGCCGGACCATCAGCTCCGGGTCAGGAAAGTCAATGAGGCCCGGCACGCCTTGGAGGTTGCCAAGTCAGCAGTCAACGCACTGGAGCACCGGAAGCGGGCGTTGACAATGCTTACGGAGTTGTTCATTCGCGACTACTATTCGGACATGACGGTTAAGCGGACTTCCAAGCCGTTGAATTCGGACGGCCCGATGAGCGACGATGAGAAGGCGGCGGTTCGATCACGCGGCCGGCGACGTGCGGAAGAGCAACACGATGGCGACAATGACACTGAGTAATGCGTGGAGTGATTTCGTCGTCAGCACCTTCTGGGTTTTTGCCGGGGTGTTGATGTTGATTGTGCTCTTTTCTTTTACGGCGATTGTTGCAATTCGGATGTACGATTACTTCCGACAACTGCTGCGGTCCCGGCGATCCTAGTTCCAGTTTGAGGTGACAATGAGTGCGAGAGACAGACGTGAAGATCGACGGTCAACAGCCCGGCGGCGTGCGGAAGCTCATCAGAGCGGCTTTGCAACGACGCTGTTCAACATGCCCGAAGACTTGAGTTTTTGGAAACTCGAGAAGGGCAAGAAGCGGATCTCGATCATCGGGTACGTGGTCGGCAAGGGCAACCCGTTCGCTGACCAAGGTGAGTTCCATTACGAGCGGACGTTCTACGTCTACAACAAGATCGGTGCCGATGAGAATCGGTACGTCGCTCCGGGCAAGACGTTCAATCACAAGGACTTCGTGCAGGAGTGGCGTGAGAAGAAGGCACGCGAGAAGGACGCCGACCAGGAGCTGCTGAAGGCGTTGACGGCGAAGGAGCGTCAGGTCTTTCTCGTCTTCGATCACGATGAACCCGAGAAGGGCATTCAGCTCTTCGAGTTCAGCTACCACAAGTTCGGCAAGCGGCTGGACAACCGCATCAAGCTGTCGGATGAGTCGAAGGGGTGGGACCTCTTCTACTACCCGGACGAAGACGGCTTCATGCTGGAGTTGTCGGTTATTGACACCGGTACCTACGGCCTGGAGGTCGATCAGATCGACTTCGAGAAGCGGTCGAAGCCGCTGCCGGATGCGGTTGTCAATCATAGCATCTGTCTGGACGACATCCTGCGTGAGCTCAGCTACGATGAGCTGAGGGCGAAGTTCCTGTGCTTGGACGAAGGCGAAGTCGCCAAGGAGAAGGAACGCGATGAGAGCAGCGAGCCGCGGGTGCAGAAGAAGCAGGAAGAGGCGGCACCCAAGCAGGAAGAACGCAAGCCGGAACCGGTCAAGGAGGAGCCGAAGAAGGAAGCAGTCGTCACTGCCAGCGACCTCGGTTTGAGTCGCGATGATGAAGTGCTGTACGAAGGCGAGATGCTGACGATCGTCAAGGTGTCGGCGGACGGTACGGAGTTGACGCTCATCGATCCGGAAGGCGACAAGATCGTCAAGGGTGTGTTGGTTACGCGGGTGAAGAAGCCCAAGAAGGTGGATGCCGCTGCGGTACCCAAGCAGGAAGAGAAGAAGGCGGACCCGCCTAAGGAGGAGTCGAAGGCGAAGACGGAGTCCGCTCCCTTCGATAATAAGAAGGACGAGAGCAAGAGCGACAAGGACTGGGATTCGGATTGGGACTGAGATTGTTCCAGGGACTTACAGAGAATCCAACCTCCGGTGCACGGTGTTGGAAGTGGGGGCAGGACCCACCTCTGGAGTTGGCACCGATGGCATAGAGAGTGGAAACGCTCGAAAGGCACGGCCGGATTGATCCTAGGTCGATCTATTGTGGGTTCAACTCCCACCGGTGCCGCTGACAGGTCGTGCTGAGCCGTGGACGTATCAACCACTGCAAGACGCTTTGTGACTCGGACAAAGTTCCCAAGGTTGTATTGCCGTGTGTTGCGGTGAGCGGTGCGTTGACTTACTCAGAGCAATCCAGGGTGAGTTGACACCAGGCGACTTGTCTAAAAGGCTCTGTGGCGAAATAGTAGACGCTAGAACTACGATAAGGACACGAGTGCGAAGTCCCGATCATTGGCAACAGTGAGAACTTAGAGCGGGATTCCCGAAGTACCATTCAAGGCGTGGGAAGGGATTTTACAGCATCGTAGAGACGCGGTGTGCCGGTTAGATCCGCGTTGAACTGTGTCCATGCAGGTTCAAGTCCTGCCAGAGCCAATCTAATGAACGTCGATCAAGTCAAGCAGGTACTGATGACGCAGCAAACCACAGCCAAGGCCTCTATCGACCGCAAGGACATGCTCAGTACGGGCAGTACGCTGCTCAACATGGCGTGCACTGGGTACCCAGATGGTGGTTTCTTCAAGGGGCATTACTTCTGGCTGGTGGGTGATAGTTCGTCAGGTAAGACGTTTCTTGCTCTCACATGCTTGGCTGAAGCTGCTCGCAATCCAAATTTCGACAACTACCGCTTCATTTTAGATGATGTTGAGGGTGGTAGTTTGATGAATATCGAGCGGTTCTTTGGTAAGGCGGTGGCTGAGCGATTGGAGTCACCGGAGTTGGGTGAGGACGGCGAGCCAATCAATAGTCATACAATTGAGGAATTCTACTACCACCTGCATGATGCGATGGATTCTGGTAAGCCGTGCATCTATATTTTGGATAGTATGGACGCACTGTCCAGTGATGCTGAGCAGGGCGCCTTCGAAGAGAACAAAGCACTGGCTGAGAAAGGCAAGGACGCTAAGGGTTCGTACGGCGACGGCAAAGCCAAGAAGAACAAGGCCGGTATCAGGCAGATGTTGGCTGACATTCACGATACCAAGAGCATCGTGATCATCATCAGCCAGACGATCGACAAGCTCAACGCAGGGCCGTTTGAGGAGAAGACGACAGTGGCTGGTGGTCGGTCACTCAAGTTCTTCGCTGCACTGCAAATCTGGTCTAAGGTCGGATCACCAATCAAGGTGAATGTGCGTGGTAAGCAGCGATCAATCGGTGTCAACAGCATCATCGGCGTCCGTAAAAATCGCAGTGTGGGACGTGATCGTAAAATTGTGGTGCCCATTTATCATTCCCTCGGTTTTGATGATGTGGGCGGCTGTGTTGATTACCTGGTGGAGGAGGGACACTGGAAGACTGCTGCTAAAAAGAAGAGCAGGGCCGATCGCGACGACAAGGAAGATGATGAGGAAAAGAAAGGCACCGGCATCAACGCGAAGGAGTTTGATGTTGTCCTCAAACGTGATGACCTAATCGATCACATTGAGAAGAATGGATTGGAGTTCGACCTGCGGCAGCTAGTATCTGAAGTGTGGCACACGATTGAGAGCGAGTGTACGCCGAATCGGAAGCCGCGTTACGTGTAAGGGAAGGAGCCAGTCAGATGTTGGTGTTGTCTAGAAAGCAGGACGAGAAGATCATCATCGGAGAAAACATCACCCTCATGGTGATTTCGATCCAGGGTGACAAGGTACGACTGGGCATCGAAGCTCCGCGGGACGTGTCCGTTCATCGGTCAGAGGTGCATCAGGCTATTCAAATTGAACGAGCTCAGGATGCGACGGACGCTGAACGGATTTTCCCTTCCGAGGAAAAGACGTGAGTACCATCCTTCTTGTGGATGTGTCCTTCCTCAGCTGGAGGGCATTCTTTACCACCGGTCAGCTTACTCATCAGGGTGAGCCGACCGGTGTTGCCTTTGGGGTGCTGCGGGCCCTGGAGGACATGACCGATCTGTTTGGTGCTACGCAGTGTGTGCTGGCGTTTGACGCAGGTGGCGGTGGCCACCGGGTGCAACTGTTGCCGAGCTACAAAGCCAACCGCAGGGACCAGGTACGCACGGAGGCGGAAGAGCTGGCACTGGAAAACTTCTACATCCAGTTGGTGCGAATGCGAACGAAGCTGTTCCCCGCACTGGGTTTCAGTAACATCTTTCAGGCGAAGGGATACGAAGCAGACGACATCATCGCTTAC